CAGTGGCCAAGTAAGTTATCCAGCTTATTTAGAAGAGTTTCATAAGAATCTTCTAAATCATGCTGGCGGTTCTGTAATTACGCGCTCATTTGCAGACGCAATAAATAGTGCTAATGAAAATAGTCCGTTTGACGGCGAGAATGCGTATGATCCACAGGATCAAGTGTCTCTAGTAGAAAACTTACTATCTACAGTTAGTGCAACAATTAATGCTTTTGATGGAATCACGAGCTTTCAAACAGCATTTGCAGCTGCACTTGTATTACTTACTTTAGACACATCACCGCTAGAATCAGCGGCATTGGACACCGTTACATTAGATAGTGTCACTGCAACTACTGTTACGGCTGATGCTGCAACTGCTGACACCGTTACTGCTGACACAGTTACATTAGATACTACTGCACTAAGTACAGCAGTAGCTGATGTAGCGGCTGTTGCATACACGTATGTTGCAAGTAGTATAACAGCTCCTGCTATTACTGCCGATACAATAGATGTCGATGAAACTGCACTTGCAGCTGATATTGCAGCGTACGCTGCAGCACTACTTGACAATTTAGAGAATGAAGTGCTGCCGCGCTATAAGGCAGGAATGCTTAATATTAATGCTATTACTACAAGTGCATTTGTAATAGGTGAAGCCATACTTTATGGCATGTACGATAGAGATGTCGCACGATATGCAGCAGAACAACGTGCTAAGTATTTACTTGCTCAAGACCAGCTGAATACACAATTACTTGTAGCCGCCAGCGGACAGAATACACAGCTGCAAGTTGCAGAACTTAATGCAAATGCTGAATTCATACGTCAGGCAAATCAGCTGAATGCACAAGAGAATCTTGCTGTACGTGAAGAAACACGCGTGTATAAAGTTTCTGCCAGCGAACAGAACTCCAGATTCAAAGTAGCAAATACAAGTGAGACTGTACAGCTAAAAATTGCTCACAGTAATCAGGAAGTGCAACTCAAAACTACTGCCAGTGACCAAAATGCTAGATTCAAACTTGCTGCCAGTGAACAGACTACGCGATTTAAGCTTTCGGCTGGTGAGCGTAATACACAACTGGTAATTACTGCCAGTGAACAGAACACGAAATTCAAGCTGAATTTTCAGGACAATACAGTAAAACTCAAACTTACTGCTAGTGATCAGAACATGCGATTCAAGCTGCAAAAGAATGAGATAGATGGAAACTTTAAGATTAACCGATGGAAGAACGCAATAGTTTCAGCTGGTGAAATGTCGCGGCTTATTACCACTAAGCTTGAGATGCAACGTGGACTAATTGATGGTTCAGTAAAAGGAAATGCTTTTATAGTACTTGCACGAAAAGAAGAATCAGATGAAAACTTAAAGATAGCTGAGCATGCATCCAGCTGGGAAATTGATCTATTCCAGAAAGCAGCTAATTTAATGGCCAGCATTAGCGGTGGTACTGCACCGAGCACTAAAAGACCATCGCAAGCAGTAAGCGCACTTTCAGGAGCACTTTCAGGTGCTGCAACTGGCGCGGCGGTAGGTAGTGCGTTTCCTGGCTACGGCACGGCAATAGGTGCGGTTGCAGGTGCTGTGTTAGGAGGCGTTGGTGGATACTTGCAATAATTACTTTGGTTAAATTCTAACCGCAGCATTGGAGATTAAGCAATGGCAACAACTGGCATGTTCGGTAGTATGAGTGACTGGCTAAAGAAGCCTGAGAATCAAAATCTACTCGCTGGTATAGGTATGAAATTAGATCCTCAGGGAGTTGGTGGTGCTTTAGGAGGTGCTACAACTGCATATAATCAGTCACAGATTGCAGCTAATCGTGCTCAAACACAAGAAGAAGCACGCAAGCACCAGCAGCGTGTACTGCTTTATACACTAGAGAATATGGCTAATCCTCAAGGCAACTTGCTTACTCCTAAAGGTGAGCAAGGTGTTACGGGAGTTAAAGCTAACAGTGACGGCAGCGTACGAATTGATGCTGATTTACCAGGGCCTGCCCAACAAACTACTCCATCAAAAGCTGCACCACAACAGCTACAAACAAGTACGAGCAATGTTAATACTCCTTCTCCTGCTGTTAGCCCAGCGGGTGCGGAATTACTTGATCAAGGAACAAGTGCAAATCCACTTACTTTAGAAGGAACTACTGTCACTGCTCAAAGAGAGCCCGTGCAGACTACTCCTGTTACTCAGTCTACTCCTACTCCTTCTAGACCTTTTGATATAAGGAGCATAATCCCTTTCTTATGAGCCCAGCTGGTGGTGGTTCACTTGCTGGGCTTACTCCAGAACAAATAGCTACAACATTACAAGTAGAGAATCAAGCTGAGAATCTACGCCAGCAATCAGTATCTAGCATAATTCAAGGTGCTGATGTAGAATCGCAGATTGCATACCGTCAAGCAACAGGCGAATTGAATCGCGCACAGGCAGACTCGCTACGTGCTGAGCAGCCGCATATAGCACAAAGACGACTAGCTGAAATTGATGCGAACAGAGCATTGACTGCTGAACGCCAGCAGCAAACACTAAGTAACAGAACACTTCTACCAGAACAAGTTGCGGCACAACGTGCTAATGTTCGACAGAGTGATGCGGCAGCACGTTCATCTGATGCTCTCACCAGACAGCGAACAGAAATGCTTGCTTATGAGAAGCGCCAAGCTGATGCTAATATCGAGCAAAGTCTTGCAGCAGCTGGATATTCACGTGCTAATGCGGCACGCGTTGCAACAACCGCACCAAAAGAAGCTGAATTATTACAGAATCAGATTGATGAGTATGTAACTATGCAGCTAAAGACTGGGCCTGATTCTGAGCAGACATTTAAGATGAAGGGTCCAGCATTACTTGATGACATAACCAAAACACGCCAGCAAATGATTACTAACTACAAAGAAGCTGAGCGCTTGAAGCGTGAAGCTCGTAAGGATGCACAAACAGCGCTTACTGCTTCCACTAGAGCCGAGCAGAATATTCTCGCTAAGAAGCCCGGTGGCTATAAGATTGAGAAGGATGAAGGCGAGCTAGCAACTGATGCGGATATGTTCCACGCTACAAGCCAGAAGCCATATGTGTATATACTAGAATCCGAGCCTGGAAATATTTACGGCAGTACACCACGCATGAAAAAGCGTGATTTGCCTACAGTAGGTGGCCATAGCTACACTGCACAAGAAATATATGATAAAGCTGAAGCTCGTAGTATGACTGTTCAGCAGTACATGGAACAAGTATTTTATCCTAAGCTTCAACAACCAGTTCCATGGAAAACTGCTGTAACTAGTATACCTAAAACAACTCAATAGTTGCTCACAAGAATTAGTGTGGTTACATTTTAACCAAAGCAACAATGTAAAACTGTGGTGCCGAGCAACGCGAGGTCAGTGATTCCCTGTACTTCAGCGCGGCCAGGCATTTTCCCGCAGGTGGACATCCGAGTGAACGAGAGGAAGCAGGTTCTGTCAAGTTGCCGACTGTAAGGAGGCCGAACGTAGTGAGTCTTGACAGGTTCTGCTGTAAGGAGTAAACTCCCTAGGCCACCGTAGGGAAATGACTGCGAAAGCTGTTTACGGAGGTAATAGAAAGTGTCTACAGTTGTACCAATTAGCGTAAATAAACTCTTTGGGCTTGGTGACGATTTTAATATACTTGACCCAAAGCCAGCGTTTAATCCACTTACTCCTTTGACTACGCCTGCTAAACCCGATCTTGAAGAAGCATTAAATAATCACTATAATGCAACTAGCGAAACTAAGCTTGTTGGCGATCAGCTTCCTCCACCAGTGTCACAAACTCCTGAAACAATACAAGCAGGCAGAACTACTCTATCTAAAGCAGGTGATTTACCTATTGCTGCAGCAAAATTAGCAGATACTGGTGCAGGCTACCTAAATCAAGCAATTCGTGGGCACACTAAATTCTTGACCGATGTTGGTGAAGGTATGTTTGGAGCTGCAACTGGACTAGTAACTGGTGCAGCTAGTATGGCACTTTCAGCTTCGGACGTACTAAACACGTATGCCGCACGTACTGCTCGTGAGGGTCCATTTGCAGGCTCGCCATTTGTTGAACCTACACAAGCAACTCAACGAGCATCTATGCCTGATGTCTTTGCCACACCAGCTGAACAATCTCCTACACATTTCCGCGATATATTCAAGCGTTCAGAAGAAGCAACAAAAGGCTGGAGTTATGAACCTAAATCAGAAACTGGAAAGAAGACACTGGAATTGATTAACACTGTTCCACACGCAATTAAAGCAACGTCTGATTTTATTGCTGATCAAGCTACTAAAATTGGCATGGACCCAGACAAAGCTAGATTGCTCAGCTTTGGAATGGAGCTAGTTTTATTTTACGGCTTAGACAAAGGTGTGCGTGCAGCTGCACCAGAACTGCGTTCGCGAGTATCTGATTTACGAACAAAAGTACGCAATGCTCGCACTGATGGAGAATTGCTTTCAGCGCCAGTTTTAGAATCAGCTACACGACTTGCCGAATCTGTGAACCGTTATCCAGAAGCTGGACCTGCGCTTGATGCAGCACGTGCACGATTAGTAGAAACTCTGCGTCGTCCTATCACGGACTTGACAACTACTTTACGTGAGCCTGTTACTCAGCTAACTGATACCTTACGAACTCGTGCTGAAGAACCAGTTACAGGATTAGCTGATGTATTACGTCGTAGACAAGAGCAATTAGGAGCAGCTCCTGGTGACAGCGTGCGAGCGCCAGAAGTAGCAGCTGCTGCACCCCGTGAAGTTGCTCCAGCACCAGCTTTAGGGGACGTATCTGTAGCAGCTGCTGCACCTGAACGTATGCAGCCAGCTTCTGATGCTGCTAGTAATTATGGCTTAGGATATAGAGAAGTTACTGCTGATGGACGCGGTTCAGCACGACACTTATATAACAACGCTATGTCACCTGAGGCACCTAAATCCGTACAAACTTCCGCACTTGGCGAGCTTAAATCAATAGCACGTGAAGGATTACGTAATAATGAATCTACACGTATAGGCCTTGAACGATTAGGATTTTCACCAGAAGAGATTACAGCTGTTGAACCTAGGCTCAGACAGGTACGTGCAACAAAATCAGCAGAATCTGTGCCTGCTACCTCAGCAAGTACTCAAATACCAGCTGGCGTTGAAACTCCTGTTTCTGCAGTGCGTGGTGAGCTTGATTTTGGAGGAATGTTTAGTGACTTAGCTGGTGCTATTGGTGGGAGCTTTAAAGATATGCTGTGGGATCAGTACGGAAAAGGCTCCGTCCAAAATACAGCACGCGTTCCTGAGCTTAGTTTGCAGGTAGCCAAAGCACTTAAAGATGCAGGTATTGACATTCCGCGTTCTCGATTTGATAGTATGATTACTGAGATTGAAAAAATACGAGCTATTGCCAGTGAACAAGGCTTGCGTGGTGAAGCATTTAGGCAACCTGTTGCAGAATACTATAATAATTTGAAGCGTGAACTTGAAGAAGGTAAACGCATAACTACAGAAGTTGCTAAGCCTGATGTGCAGCTAACACAAACTCCAGAAGGTGAGCTATCATATGTTAAGCCTACAGGAGAAGTAGTAGCTAAGGCTACTGAATTACCGGCTCAAGTTGAGCTTGCAAGAGCAGCTCCTGGTGAAACCGTCACTTTGCCTCCTGCTCCGGGTATAGTAGACACAGCTCCGGTATTAGAGAAGCCTAAACGTCAACGTAAAATTGTGAAAGCTAAAGAAGAATCTCCAGTGACTGCTCAAGATACAGTTGCTGGGATCGCTGCGGATGCAGGAGTAGAATTGGGCCCTACTCCTGCCCGCAGTAGTGCAGTAAGTTATTATCCAGTACGTTCAATGACTGAATTAGGTGAGCGTTTAGGTAATGCTATTCCTGAGGCTGGCACAATTGCTCCTGAGCGTGCAGCTATTCAAGTTCGTACTAACACTGTGGGTGCTAAGCCTGATGCACTATTTCTCGACACTACTGGTCTAAATACCTTAACTACACTCGCAGAAATTGAGAAACAAATTTCACGTGGTCGAATGAGTAGAGAGACTGGCGAGGCAATGATTGCTAATTTACGCCGCCAGGCAGAAATAGGAGATACAACTCTAGCTAATGCACATGAGTATAATGGCCAACGATTGCAGCGTGAAGCAACATTAATGGCTGATATGTTAGGCATAGATTTGTACGTAAAGAAAGGTAAGAATTATGAACAGGTTCCGCGTGATGTAGTTGCTGCTGATGCTAAGCTTAATCGTGGTGATGTTACTACTCCATCTGGAGTTACTAAGGATGAAGCTGCAGCACTTGCTGATTTCAGATCTGCTCCAATAGGACCGGAGCAATTGAAGGAAATTATTGACTCATCAGAGAAAGGTATAGATATAAGCAATAGTTTACCGAGCGAACTTGCTCCGCATTATCGCACACTACTTGAAGCTGAGCGACAAGGAATTAACTTATCAGAACGCCGTAATTTTATAGACATTTTGAAGGACGTAAATACTTTACTTGGTGAATCAGGTGCTATTGGTGGACGTGGACCATTCAACTTTAATCGAGAACGGCGAATGGCAGCTCAGCGACTCGAAGCTGACGCACGCCGTATTGGTTCAGGCTTTACTGATCTCTTTCGCCGTACACTTCCACCAGAACAGATACCAATGTTTGAGCGCTACTTAGAAGGTATATCTAATCCTGAACCACCAAAGGGTGTAGGACCGCAGCGAATGTCGCTTGACCCTGATGCTATTGCACGTGGCGATCAAGTAGTTAAGCATAGAGTAAATACTGAAGGTATTCCTCAAGGTCCACCACTGTGGGAAAGTGATGTTATTCCTATTTATGATGCAGCTAACCCAGGTCGAAGTACATTTCGTGGACTAGAAGTTCCTATCTATTTAATGGAGCGAATGGGACTGAAGGATCCAATTTACTACGCATATCGCACCGCGCAAAACGAGTATAATTTAGCACTCAATGCAATGCGTAAAGACTTGAAGTCAATGACCAAATACTTCAGTCCATCATCGCGTGAGAGAATAGGCGCATATGCGTACTCAACAACGCCTGAGGGTATGAGATTACTAGAGCGTGCTAAGACAGAAGTTCCTACTCTCAATCCAGCTGAGATGCGTGCGTACAATGAAATGCGCGGTATATATGAGGATTTCTATAACCGCATAAATGAAGTGCGTGAGGCGACCGGTCACGAACCGCTAATAAAGGTAGACAATTACTTTACTATGGCTCGTAGCTTCTCTGTAATGGAGCGGCTTGGAATAGTGCCAGATATGCTGCGTCATCCTCCAGCTGACATCAATGCTCAATTCACGAATCACTCAATTACACCGTTCCCGCATGCACGCTTACGAAGCGGCAGTACATACGCAGCTGAATTTGATGCCTTTCGTTTGATGGACCGATATGCAAGCTCATCATTGAAGCAAATACATATTGCTCCATTTATCTCGAAGCTCAATGAACTAATCGAAACTAAACTGCCTGATCCTACTCAAACTAGCAAGCCTTGGGCTGAGCGTGATGTAAACTGGTCCCTAAAAGAGCAGAACGCAAATGCTTATAATGTACTGCATAGTTGGAAGGAATATCTTGCAACTGGCACAAATCAGTACAAGTTGCCACAGAAGGTTGAGAACTTCATTACAGTAGTTGGTAATAATCTAGCATATTCACTGCTGTCTGCTAACTTGCGTTCAGCCGGTGTGCAAATTAGTACGATGCGTAATACCTTCCAATCATTAGGATACATTCCAACAGTAGAGGGTGTTACTCGTTCTATAGGTGATATTGCAGCTGGTGGTGAACGCTGGAAGCGAGCACTCGATAAATCAGAAATTTTATCAGGACGGCGTTATCAAGATGCATTTTCTGGTATGGAATTTAGCTTAACTGGATTTCGGCCACGGGAACTAGTAGGTGCAATTACTAGAGGACGATTCACTGAAATACAAGGTGCAGCCGCAGGTGCTGGTATGAAGTTCTTAGAAGTAATGGATATGGTAAGTGCTAATGTGAGCTGGAATGCAGCGTACGATCATGCAACGAAAGCGTTGCGTAAAACTGATCGTGAGGCAATTAGAATTGCTGATGACTTAGTGGTTAAGACCCAAGGTTCTACTATGCCTGGGGACTTAGCTGGCATTCAGCGTAGTGTAGCAGGTAAAGCTCTCACTCAATTCCAAACGTTCCTAATTAGCGATTGGAACTTTCTGCAACGTGAAGTGCTGGGATTAAAGGATCCTAAAATGACTTGGGGTGATACTGCTATGAATGCGGCAAGGTTTGTAGGTACGACCGCAGCATTCAATGTTCTCTTTGAGAATGTACTTAACGTGCAGTCTCCATTTCCAACGTTTGTTAAAGATGCTAAATCTGCAATAGCGGATAATGACAGCGATCCTTTGAAGATAGCATGGCGCTTAGCATCCGGCATACTTGAACCAATTCCAGTTATTGGTGCTTCTAGATACGGCAAAAGTATTGCAGGTCCTGCAGTAGAAGTAGGGCGCGATTTTACTCGTGGATTAGCTGGTTCTCCGCTGGCACCAAGTCCTTATGAATCACTAGCTAAAATGGCAGGTATTCCAGGCACGCAGCAAATAGCTAAAACTTTACGTGCCAGGAACCGCGGAGAAGGTTGGTATAATTCTATCACTGGCTGGTATAGTGAAGATACAGGCACTAGGCGAGAAAGAGGTGGAAGACGTGCTAGAGATTAATTTGCTTTGGATAGATTTTAACCACAGCAATATAATTCACTTGTTTGTCATTCTCTTTTTACTTAGTTCTTGCTCGCACCAAAAAGATAAGTTTACTCTAATTGAGGGTGAAATTATACTAACAATTCCTTACTCTACGGCATCAGTGTCTACAAGTGGAAATATAAAAGCTGGCACAATTACTCCAGAAGAGTTTCAGAAGCAATATGGTACTTTAATTGCCACGACTCCCGAAGCAGGGACGCTGTTCACACTATATTTTATTACTGGTACTACAACGCTTACACCAGAGAGCTTACATGAGATACCTTTAATAAAAGCTGAAATTGAACGACGTAAATTTGTTGAGATTGAGATAACCGGACATGCAGACCAGACTGGCGATTATGCTAATAATGATCAGCTTTCATTATCTCGTGCTGAACTGGCACGAAGTACTATTGAGAATGATGGAATATACGTAGATTTTGTACGTGTTATAGGACGCGGCTCACGTGCACCGCTTATTGATTCTCCAGGAAAAGATGAGCCTAAAAACAGACGCGTTGAAATTCTAGTACGTTAGAGTTCCGCAACTCGTAACTTAGTTTACTTCTGCTTCTTGTCCGCCTTGTTGTTTCTTACTAAAATCCGGATTAACATGCACCTTTTTTGTTATAGGTGCATACACCAGAACTCCCATAAGCTCTAATGTCTCTACCATTTTCATCAAGTGAAATTGTGTAGTGTCATGTGAGAACCTATTCATCAAGTATCGCAAAGTTACTTCTTTGTGCTTTAATATTTCCTCCATTACTGCAGGTAATATCTCTGCGTAATCACTTCTACCTACTCCACTTAGCGCACGCATCATAGGAATTTCTGCTTCATCTAACACTTCTACTGCACGAACAAAGTCCTCAGCTCGAAGCTTCATTTCATCAGATCTAGATGCACTCATTATCATACTCAATTTAGTTGCCGTACTTGCCTTCCTGCTGTAATACGCTGCAAATCTCGCGTCTTGTATTACTTGAGTATCTTGTGACTGACTCACGTACCATTCTGTACGTACTTCTATGTACTCATTAGTAGCCCTAAATGGCCCTGCAAGTAACGAAATCTCCTCTAAATCAGCTATTAGTTTCTGCTTAATCTCTTGATTCTCAATTGGAATCGGAACAGTTTTACCTCGCTTTTCAGCATATATAAACAGCACACGACTAGCAAATCCGCCACCTATAGCTTCAGCTGGTAATGCTGCTTGAATCTGTTCCGGTGTAGTTGCAGCTAGCATATTAAGCCATGCACCTGTTACTTCAAAACTACCGCCTCCTTTGGTCCTATACGACCAGTTATCTGCACAGTCATAAAGATCAGTTAAATCTGCCAGGAATTGACTATTCTTATAGCCAATGAAGACTGTTAATTCCTTACTAAACACCGTTAAGCTACAGTGGTTCATGAACTTACCGGCATCAAACTGCGTTGTTGTAGCACACAAACTCAGCTCTTTAATAAAGTACTCTGGTGTGAGCCTATCTGCAGACAGTTTCAAATTAAGCGGTCTTAATATGCTATAACCTGAAGCCATTGCTGTACCTTTACGTGGTTCTCCTGGTGGTCCAGTAAGCACAATGTATAAGTTAGGATACCACGTTTGCGATCCCCAGTGCAAATAACACTTACGTTGTAATGCTGCTGCAATTATGCTTATGCCTACCCACTTACGATAAAGCTCGCATGGTTCAGTCTCTTCTGTAAATAGCATATACGCATCTAGGAAATCTCCTAATTGTCTGCTCATCGACGTCCTCTTTTCAATGAAGCTATGTGATTAGCCATCTCCTTAATCAGCTCACCTAATGCTTCTTTCTCAAACTTATTCAATAATCGCATACTTAAATCCTTATTAAAAAGCAGTGGTGTACGGCACTTAACGCACATAGTTATGTCATCTTCTTGTGGCATTGCTGGTGCAACTGTTCCTGCTTCAACTACTGCATTGAGTATATGACCGCAGGTTGGACACTTCTGTTCTGGTACGCGTTTGAGCCAGTTCGGATTTTCCATAGTTATATTCCTAAAGTTAAAATTGCATCTTGTAGATATGCTTCCAATACATACGGATCATTACTAAATTTGTCTCCTTTCAATTCAATACCTAAATGCTTGTTTAGGCATAAGTTAACTACTAAATCAACTGGCACCACAAATTCCACGTTACGATACCGTAACGGAGCTTCCAGAGAAGCTTTAATACTTAATAGAATTCGTGCGTGATCTGCAAGTGGTAAGCTCAACGGTATTTGAATACTAACCGAATCGTGTACTTGAGTAAGTAACTCAACGTGCTTGAATAGTGGATCTGAATTATAGTAGATGAAATTTAGTCCCTGTTCATTTACTAAATCTCCGCACGTACCTTGAGGGATACAACTATAAGCCTCATTGAGCAGCTTGTCATCATACTTTCCTAAAAACGTAATTTTCCTGCCATACAAGTTAGTGAGTGTGCGTGTAGACTTGATTGTATCTTCTACATATTTCCAGTATCCACCTTTAAGTCCTGGATAAGCTGCGTGATATCTATCGTAAATAAATTTAGCTTGTCGTTCAGGTATTTCATACTTGAGGCTAAATGACTTGTATCCAAAACCGTAATTAAAACCGTGATTTGCTCTCTTCGACCAATCCCTCTGTGAATGAGTGCCATTACCCAAGCTAGATGATCCATGCTCATTACTAACTTCGTCATATGGCACTCCAAATATAAGTGCCCCAGTCATACGATGTATATCTAAGTTGTTTTCGTACACTTCTTTCATTTGCGTGATATTACCAACGTACGCAACAATACGTGCTTCAATCTGCGACATATCAAGTGAATAAATAACGTATCCTGCATCTGCTACGTAGTAGCTAAGCACATCATGAGGTATATTCTGCAAGTTAGTGTTTCCTGTGACGCATATTCTATCCTCGTATCGAGTAAGAAAAAATGAAGTCTCAGTTTCTATACAGTAAACAGGTCCATCGTAATTGATCAAACTAAAATAATCCTCCTGTTGTTTTGCTAATACTCTAGGCTTTATATTAACAGTGTATAATCCTTTAGCTGAGAATTCTCCGTACGATTCCAGAGCTCTATTTTCACCCCAATTTATTGTTGCTGATTTGCCGCACAAGTGCGCAAGTGTAGCTACCCATTCGGCATTCTGTTTTACTGCAGTAAAATACCAAAAGCTCGTTCCTCTTCTATGTGCATCCCAGTGTGAAATTTCGTCCAATAAAGAACTTAGACTTTGCTGGTCAAATCTAAGCAACCACGAATCAAAGAGTTTGCTTCTGCCACTCCTATTAAGTAATTCTATGAACTCCTTACACTCACTTACAGGCAAGTAAAATCTTCTGTACCCATTATATGCAGTACGATGTTCGTTGTATTGAATCCCGAATATTTCCATAAGTACTAAGAAACGTGCTATCTTTTCCTTTTTCTTAAATTGAAAGGTTATAGAATTTCCTTCTATACTGCCGTCAGCTTGTATTACTGCCAATAGACGTATTGCAGGCCAGCTTATTTTTCCACTTTTATACTCCCCTCCTATAGGCAGCATCCACTCACCAGTAAATACGGCTTCGTATGCAGGCTTAACTATAAATTTATTACGGTGTGAGACTGTAGGTATTCTATGATCTAGCGTATAACAGTTTCTGTGTAACGTTGAGTTAGCACGTATCATCTTACCGCTATTTTTTGTTACGTGTATTTTTGGTACACACCATGATAGCGACCAATCAGTATCCCATTGAAGTACTTCTGTATCTTCTTTTAATTCATCTAGTCTAATCCATCCACTTTTTGTGAATACCTCAGCTCTAGGAAGTAAACAACCAGTTCCGAATATATTTGCACTGCTTGATATTCTACTAAATCGTGTACCTACTGGATTATATGAGCATCTCATACGACCGTCATCATCTACGTTCTCGACGTTGAGAAATGTTGATGCCTTCTTTTGCAGCCGGCGAACCTCAAGTATTAAACTTGCTTCTTTAAATCCCTTGTTAGCTATACGTGTTAATGCTTCCTCATCTACAGTAGGCTTGCCAATCTTACTCAAGTATGGAGCTAACCCACGATTCGTATAAAAATACTCGCATACTTGCTGCGGTGAAGCCAAGTTAAACGCATTAGTGTTCATTATACTATATGCCTGTTGCGTTAATTCATCAGCTTCCAATCGAGCATTTCTTGCAGCCCTATCCATACCCTCACGATCTATTCTGATTCCACGCTCCATCATATAGCTTAATGGTCCAACTAATTTTATTTGACGCTCGTATGCATCGTAATTACCACGCTCTTCCAATTCAGCTAGCTGCTTAGGAAATGCATCCGCACATGCGATACTATCAAGACAGTTGTAGGCCCAGCCCTTGCTATATTCACCTACACCAGTTAGCCACAACTTGCCGTCACGTTTATAGTAAGGAATGTCCGTCCACATTGCAGTGATAAATTCCAGTGTTTTGCCTCGGTACGTTTTGCCACCAAAATCTGGATAGAGAATATGCTGAGCTATCATCGTATCAGCTTTGATATTACGCGTACGAATTCCATACTTGCGTAGCAGAAAGTGTGAATCGAATACTATATTCTGCCCGCCTTTTATATAACTATCATTGCCAAGAAGATTTTCGATGCTTAACATCAGCTCATATTCTTGTTCAGCGCTAAAATAATCACCATTTGCATCCACGAATGGAATGCACAGCACATCAATTTCGTTAGTTGCAAAGCTAATACAGCTTAGCTCTTGTGTCTTAGGTGTTAATTCAATGTCGTAATATATTATACCTCCATTCTCAGCTACTTGTTTGCACTCTTCTAACCAGCTTATACATTCGTAGTAGCTAGGTTGAGTACGCAATTTGCGATCAGTTAATCTAATATCAGGAAATTCAGATTCTGTACGAATCTTCTTAAAGTCTAGTGTAATGAGATACTTCGCAAGATACGCTGCTGGATTCGCGAGCACTTTTTCATCAGTGTATATAGCAGGATGTAGCGTAGGGATGACTTTCCTTCCCGGCAGGAGAGTTGATTCAAGTATACTACCACGCCATGCAGTAATTCCAACTCGACCCGTAAGAGCAAATAATGAAGTGTTTCCCATAGCAACAATAACATTAGCTTTAGTTTTGTTGAGTTCGTCGCGCAGCACCTCTAAATACCGCTGACCAAGTACGCTTATATTCGCACGTCCATTCACACCGGACTTAATATCTAAGTAATGTTTGAGTTCGAATTCAACGTCCTTAATTACATTAGTTAGATAACAGCTGCCTCGTGAAATCCTAGCATTCATGAGACACTCATTGAGGTTTCTACCAGCTGGTCCCATGAAGGGTTTACCATAGCGTACTTCATACTTTGCCGGCTGCTCGCCAACAAGTGCTATTTTGCTACTCAACAGTCCGTCTGGTCCGACTAGCTGCGGCATAATTACCTCTTTCTATTCGCACGATAATCAGTTATTTTAGACTGCGATCCAATAAATTCCTGCAATTCAAGTGCTAATTTCTCCTCAGTTTCTCCGTAGCAAATAACTATACTTATATTTGGGCCCGTTAATCCAAACTCGTTCAGTTTCACAGCTATAGGTTCACCAGATTTTAAACGCCTTACATTTTCTTCAGTTATTCCAAAGATAAAATGATTGCCTGCTTGTGCTCGTATCATTTTGCTCTTACCTCATGAATAAGCCTATTAATGTACGCATTATGGAAGTTTGGACTCAAGTCAAAGCCAACACTTTTGTGACCAAGCTCAAATGCAGTTCGTATTGTTACTCCACTTCCTGCGAATGGTACAAGTATATTCGATCCGGGCCAAACAAAAGTGTCGAGTATTTCTTTCATCAAAGCCGATGGCCTCTCAGTTGGATGTATACGCTGCGAAGGTGGTACTCCCGCAAAGTCGAACACATTACTCCTACCTTGTTTACGTATTTGTGCACCTCCTTTTCTGCCGTACACGAACATTTCGTAGGAGTTACCTAAGTTAGTTGACATTCCCTGCGCTTGCCCTTGTGAATTACCCTTCTTCCATATAGCTGGAATTTTGCACGTCTCAAACTTCGCACGTTGCATAGTACTTATAACACGTGCAATATGTTCTGGCCCACACCAGATGATGATATAGCTGTTATCAGCAGCAAGTCGATAACACTCATCAGTTAGGCGGTTTAGGAATGCTAGATAATCTACGTTACTAATCTCCTTATAATCGTGCTGCAAACTTGGATTAGTATCACCATCAGCACGTTGCTCTTGCAAGTCAATTCCATACGGTGGATCACACTCTATAAATCCAAACTGTGCAGGCTCAAGTGAATTATCGAAGAAGTCACCTACTATGTATGCACTAAGCGGATCATCAGGACTTGTCATACGACCAGATAGCACGGCGTCTCTGCGAGCTTCAGCAACAGCAACTTTATTCGTTATCACACTCGCTGCACGCGCAAGCTTCTTTAGTGCCGCTGACTTATTCTTCTCTTTATCAAGTTCAAGTTCAGGCAAGACACGCATGGCATCAGCGAGTTTCATATCTTGCAGAATAGTAGCATGGCTTACTCCTAATGTACGAGCAGTATCTCTAACTGAATGCCCAGGAGCATCTGCACTACGTGCTACTTTCTCACCGTGAATTTGAACAAGTGTTAAATGTAGACGCTCTTTCATTTTCACTTCTTCGCTGTAGTTTAAACTGAGTCGGTCTAGATTCTCGAATAGTTCTACAGCTGCAAGTTCTAGATCAGTCATAGGCTTGTCATAAATACGGCAACTAATTTCGTCCATTTTTAGTGCTGTGCAAGCCATGAAACGTCTACCACCGGCCACAAGTTTATATGGCTGCTCACCAGTCGGAGAGTACACAGCAATCGGATGTATTAATCCGTACTTTTCAATTGAGGTCATTAAGTCCTGTATAATGCCATAGTCTTGACGACCGCGGTGATCTGAGTCTAGATCAATTTGCTCCATTGGAATAACGCGCAGAATGCCGAGATTAATTGTAGGCATTACAGTAGATTCTCCTGGCGCTTAGCCATTAATGTGTAATAGAGATCAGCTAATTGCTTTTCACTAAGATTAGCTATTGCGGATTCGGCAGTAATCTCTTTACGTTTCTCACGGGTAGGCTTAGGTTCTACTAATCTACGACGTAGGCGCATTTCGAGGACCAGTTTCATTCCTTCTTCAGGAGGTAAGTTAGATAAGCTGATTATTTTTAAGTCATCTAATGAAGCCATTTATCCTCGCAATCCTATTTCCTTGCAGAGCCTAGGGATTATGATGCTGCACTGCGCTGCTTGTCAAGACTCACTACGTTCGACCCCTACGGGGCAACTTGACAACCTGCTCGTTTGCTGGAAGCAAGAGTAGGCTCTGCCGGAAAAAGTCTTGTCGGCTCGGGAAGTGGGAGTCTGTACTTGGACCGTATCACCTTCCCTCGCAAGCTCGGGCCATTACGCTTTGGGATTATAGCACGCATGAATCTCCTTTGGTTAAAATCTAACCAGAGCACTTTCATTCCACTCTCCTCATGTAGTCTTGAACTGTACGCTTGTAACTCACCTCGCGGCTAAGCATTGCGAGCACAAAGTATTGGCCAAACTCATCGAGCATAACTATTGCATCATCCACTATTACACTGAAGACTTGCTTAAGCTGGCCATGCTCCAGGTGCTGCTTGAGCTTGTTATATTGCTGATCAGTTACCTCAAATGTTATCCTGTGTGTATAAGGCTTATTCATAGCATGCTCTCACTCCTGTGGTTAAAGTTTAACCGCAGCAGGTTGTGGCACTGATGCAGCTCGCACCGTGCTGCCCTTATAAGACCGATGCTGTTGGGCCGGGTCTTGCCTTAAAGGCATTTTCCCCCTGGTGACCAACATCTTTTCACGAAAGGTCACGCTGTCAAGGGTTTAAGCGAAGCGTCCCTTGACAGCACTAGTGACCTGTAGTGATATAATTAAGTCACCAGGAGGAATATGCAAATTACTGTTGCTTTAGGAACCTATTTACCTCGTTACTATCACCGTACTTTTGGTCGCTTCGTACTCCTAGTATTGCCCATCCTTCACGTCCTAACCACTCACTCGTATCGTTGCTTGCTGTTTTGTCTATCTCGAATGCCTCACAGAATTCAGAGAGAAATCTCTTGAGCATGATTACTCGCTTTTCAGTCATGTTCCTAGTAGGCAGATGGCACTGCCAGTATACTTCTTTAACCAACGGCTCATCAGAAACGTCGAGCCGAATTTGCAGCATATTATCGCTGTTCTTGTCAGGCTTTATACTTACTTCGAGTATGCGTAGCTTTGCTTCAGTGCCAGCAGGAAGTATCTTCAGCTCTGGCAGATTGTCGAGATCATATTCAGTGAAATCAATAATAGGCATTTTGCCGCTCCTGTTAATTACACTTGGTTTAGTTTCTTCATCCTCTTGCGGACCTCTCATGAGTTTAGGTTCCTGTTGCTGATCGCCACGAAAATCAGCGTCAGTTGGATGTGCACTTCTATTCTTTCGTGCCATTACTAATTCCTCAATCATTTTCTAGTCCTTCTTAGCTCTTGTAGCGTATCGCGTAATCTTAATAAATGCTCCTTTCTAACAAGGGCTATATTCTTAGTGCTATCGTCTGTCGCACCATTTACTAGCCGCATTGCATCACGGTATAATTGCCGCGTTAGTTTATAGGTTTCTTCTGCAAGCTCCATACTAAACTCCATTGCTGCTGTCGTTATTTCTCCGTTCTTGTAACAGCTGTATAACTATTTCTAATGATTTGTCGATTCGTTCTATAGCTACTACCATTCTAGTATTCAATGATGCTAGATCCTTAAACAGCTCATCATGAATCCTTAAGTGCTCGTCGTGATCCACCTATACTCCTATCCATAGCATGAATATGAACGCCGCTAAAAGAGCGGCTGCTCCTAGCAACAATTCCTGCTTGTGTGTTAAATCCCTTTCCATTATCGCACGTCTAACTTCACGTAGTTTCATTACTTGCTACCAAACAAGCTGGGTTTATCAGTAGTTGGCCATCCACACTTAGCTAAAATCTTCTTAATATCTGGTACTTCAAATGTATCCAGCTTGCCTGCAGCAATACTACTACTAGCCACATATTTGCCTGTTCTTTGAGTGAGTATCTGATACTCAACACCACTAGCTGATAGTTTAGTGTGAGCAATCCACTTCTCAGTGAATAGCAGAGGAATAATAGTTGCACCTTTGCCGGTGGTCATGAAGCGCCATTCAACACTGCCCAATACGTCGTCTTTAATTGGCTCAATATGACCCGTGACAATTACATCACATGGCAATGCAAGTATACGTTTGAACCAATTGTGAATCAGTACCTTTTGTGGCACGTAATCATGAGTAAATCTTGGTGCCTGCCCTGTTAAGTTAGCAGCCTTTAGAATAGAGTTCATAATTGCTTCAGCGAATAGCGTACTTGAATCCAGCATGTATGTGCCGAAGCTCTCGAAGTACTTATCCTTCTCTCGTGCTTCAAAGTTCTTACACCACTCAGAGAACATCTTTGGTGATTTAGGATCTTCATTCTCGTACTGAGTATCAGCTACTATATCGCCTTTCATAATCCACTCACGCAAGCACAGTGTTCCACCAGGATCAAAGCTATCTATGTGAACAGGCTTACGAGCTGTACGTGCAATAAAAGTTTTCCCCGTTCCAGTTTCTCCCATCAGTAATAAATTGAACGAGCTTTGCTTTGGGTCTTCCTTATATAAGTTACGTAAACGCTCAGCTTCGATACGTGCATCAAGTGGCATTTATTCCTCCTGTAAGTACTGTGTAAATTCACCTACTTCATCATCCGTTGCTATGCCACTGCCATCACACAGCGAGCATTTGTCGTGCTTCTTGCCTGCTATAATAATAACTACGTCTTCTTTACCAGTACCATTGCAATTAGGGCATATAGGTTCACTCATTTTTCTACTTGCTCCTTGGTTAAGTCAATAAATTGTTTAGCACCCGAATCCGTACGTGGGTCCCAAACTTCATGCTTGAAGCCCATTGGTACTTGCTCACACCTAGTTAATGGATTACTCCACGCATTACAGAAGTCAAAGTACGCACATTTCCTACCGTAATTAAAGCATGCTTTTTCATTCATAGGAAATGAGCGCATAGCTGCACTTTCAGTGCTTTCCGATTCGAGTAGAAATTTCAGGTCGTACTGAAGTGAGTCGTACCAATTAGTTTGACTTGTGAGCCATGATTGCATCTGATTTAGGCTCTTCTCGACTATTGCTTCGTCAAACTCGCTTGGCTTAGCTTTGTAGAAGAAGCTGCAACGCACACGTATTCCTCCAACCTCATCTGATTCACCGAATAAACAGTAGAGAACGTGTAAGTAGGTGAGCATCTGCGTGCTTAGTAACCACTGTTCTGACCAGTTATTCATTCGACGCTGCGAAGTTTTGTGGTCCAAACAAATTACTTTTCCATCACGCTTACGTTGCAGGAGTGCGTCAATCTTGAAGAACATCGGAGAATCAGGTGCAATCAGAACTGTGCCGCCAATTTCAGTACCGAGTACGTTATAGTCACGAACATCAGTACGAAATCGTTCTGCATATTTGACCAGCGTTTGCATAGCATTTTGTGGATCCTTTGGCACGAAAAGACCATCAGATTCACTATCCAATTGTAAGCGATATGAATTGTAGAACATAACACACGCTTCTTCTATAGACTCAGTCGAGTAGTTATTATTTAACAAGTGCTCGACTGCCAGGTGCCAACACGAACCAAACCAGAGATGGTTGTTAGTATAATCCTCTCTCCATTGTAACACGTGCTCATAGAAGAATTTTCTAGGGCATGACATGTATACTGATAACTTTGACGGATCAATTACGCTCCAAGTATCCTGCTCAGGCAGAATATCTAACAACTTCATTTCTTAGTCCTCTTAGTATATCTTCCACGCTTTGAGCTATTTAGTGCTCTTCCGACTGATGCCACTCCTACATTAAATAGCTGTGATACTTGCTTCTGTGTGAGTCCGATTTCTACGTGAGCATAGCGTGCCATTTCAAACTTGTTTCCATCGAGCGCTCTTTCTTGCTTCATTTGGCCTCTTCTATAAGCATCCTTCGCATTATCAGACTTGGTTCCTAGATATAAATGCTGTGGCCGAATACAGTGGAATATATCGCACTTATGTAGCACTAACATTCCTGCCGGAATAGGACCGTAATGTATTAGCCAAGATGCTACGTGGCCATGTACGTTCCTAAAAGAAGGATATAATCCACCTCCTATCATCAACCAACACGTGCTAGTTTTTACTATCCGCTCTAAGAATTCCTGTTCTACATCAGGCTCATGCATCACTAGCATAAATCGCTGGATTCTAACCTGATTATTATTGTAGTACTCTGTCAACTTCTTTCTCCACTTGTAGTATTGAGTCCAACAACACGCTTCGTTTGATATACTTGTCACTTGCAGCATCGAACAGCAACAAATTTAAGCGTTTGTGTTTCATTGCGAAAATCACGCATGCTATTGAGCACATCACTGATAGTCCAGTTATAACGATAAAGTCATCCTCCTTACTGTCTGCCATTTTAGGTATGAATTGCCGCAGTATATTACTGACAGCTGATCTGTTAACTGGCTCATCAGATAGGAATATCAGCTTGCCATGTTGTTCGGCTGCAGCAAAATCGTGGAATCCTTTAGCCACGATATACACTTTCTTGTTGTCACTCATTTATTCTCCTTAGTGGTACCACTTCAGTAATAGTTCCTGCTCATTAGGCCAGTAGAATACGGGCTTATTTGAGCGAGCAAAAAAGTGATATTCTTCAGTTGCTCCTTTACTTTGTTCCCAATTAGGAAGCATAAATACTGCAGTACACACCTCTGCAATACGTAAGTCCATATTGTAGAAGAATTCTACAGGTACGTCTGGTGCCAAGTCGTCAAAATACGCGCTGTTCATGTGAGGACAGAAATAGTATATACCATTACGTGCACACCATACAGCTGCGTTTATTGCTGCTTCGATGTTAGAACGCTTCTGTTTACTGTCGGCAGAAGAGTATGGACCAGCAATATACAGTAATCTAGACAAAATATCTTCCTAAGTGTGACTGCCGGACCATTGAGCATCCGGCAGATCACTTTGGTTAAAGTTTAACCGCAGCAATTATGTTGCTAGCGATTACGCCGTCCGCGTCCTTCTGCAGGATTATAGTCATGCGCTGGAGTCTCAGTTGAGGCAGCAGCTTCAACAGTCTGCGTCGTTGACTCTTGAGTATCACCATTTACTCCTTCAGTGATCGCGGCAATCTCTTCTGCTGTAGGCTCAGGAGTTCCATTCTCAACTGGAGCAGCAGCTGCTGGCTCGCCACGCTTTGCGAATCGCTCCTGAATAAGCCGTAGGATTTCTTCCTGGCGTTCAGGAGTCCAATCATCGAAGTTCTCACTAATAACTTTCATCGGATCAACTGTCTTAATAGAAGAAGTCAAACGCACAGAAACGCCGGGCTTCCAGTTGCTCATTTCTATCTGAATACGCTCAGGTGTTAGGCCAGCTGCTAGCATCTTGCGTGCATTTGCTTGAGCAGCAATTGTAAGTGCACGCTTGAAGAGTTCATGTACGTCATCCTCACCGTACGTTTTCACCGCTTCTGGAAGCGTCTCAGAGAAATCGTAGGAGAATTCTATCTCTGGCTTGCCCTGTGTCTTTACGCTAATTTGCTCGGATTTCATTGATTACCTTTCGTGTGATACGTTAAATGAGATAAGTTCGTGCAGCCCTTTCAGAAATTAAGTTTTCGTTCCCACCTCCAATCATACAGAGATTATAACACACTTTAATCCGTTTGTCAAGCCCTTTTTTCACTGCTTTTGCATTTTAAGGCTGATTCAAGACCTTTCTATATTAGCACTAAGCAGCTTCAGCAATTCGCGTAATTCTTCAGGCGGTGCATCAGCTTGCGCCCTTATAACTAATTGTTGTGCGATGCGTATAAATACGGTTCGTAAATTAGTGGACCATTGTTGCTTTGTTGCATCATGCAACAAAGGGTTTGGTTTATCAGTTTTACCTCCAGACTTCACATAAGCAGTCCACTCATCACGCGTTAAATTTTGAGGAGAGGTTGGCACGAACGGAGGTTGCTTTACAGCATTAATATCCCTATGTAACGTACTACGATGTACACCAAGTAGTTTAGCGGTATCACTAACGGACTGGCCAGGTGCAGTTGGACTTTTGGCTATTTTTGGACCGTGTATTTCGACCAGTGTTTTATGCAACTGTGCACGTAAGTACGATTCCTCGTCCTTGGTCAAATCTTTCCTGTCTAAATTCTCGTGCAATTCTATAGCTTTCAATTCGTGCTCAGTCATTAACGTGTTATAAATACGGCATGAGATTTCTGTCCACTTTAGCACATTAAGACACGCCTGGTGTCTCCTTGCTCCTGCAACTAACGTGTATGGTGCTTCTCCATTTGGAGAGTACAACACTATAGGATGAATCAAGCCTTGCTCATTGATTGAGTTGGCAAGATCACTTATTATTCCATAGCTCTGACGCGCACGCGTATCTAAGTCGCATACAATATCACTCATTTTTACTATACGTAATAGTCCTAAGTTCATATTATAACTCCTTCATTTGCCAAGCTTTCGTTTCAGCATTTCTAGCACTCGCTCTAAATCGTCATCATCAACTGCGTCGGCAAGATCAGCTGGATTATCAAAGTGCTTAGTAATAGGATTCTTTGCACGTGTTGTGCGAGCTTTCTTGTTCTCCTTGTCTTTGTATGGAGTTTTGTATTTGCGCACTTGCCATGTAAGTGATCCTGCGCTCACGAACTTTTGGTAGGCGTGCAATATAGCTACGTCATGTTTCTCCTTTAAGTGAGGTATATGACACGCTTGACAACGCACGACACCACAACAAGTTGTCAGATTAGTGCTGTTTGAGCACTTATGTCCACCTTTGGACTCGTACTGAATGATACGCAGCTCGTTAGGTGCTAGTGCCTTAAGCATGGAAGCCAAAGCTTCTTTTTGTTCGGGCGTCATTTAAGTTATCTCCTTTCAGTTTCACCGAACCACGGCTATAGTAAGATTAAGCTCATTGAATACGCTGTCTGCGCAAGTTCTCTAATTCCTTGAGTCCTTCCGGATGATCATTTAGTGCTTGATCATGCTTAATATCTCCTTGCCTTATACTGTCAGCTATAGAGCGAAAGGCTAATCCTGCTTCAATACCACAGAATATTATCACTGCTGTAAGAGCAAGGTAAAATATCAGCTGAAACACATCAAGCAATCGTTGCATGTGCTGTACTCCTTAAGGTAATAATCACTACTATCGGCGCGGCCCTTTAGTCAATAATTAGTTCATTGATAAGCTCATCTTCACGCATTGAATCTTCGTACTCAAAGTCAGTTGTTTCACCACAGCTACAGGTTAAGCGAATTGTGCACTTAAATCCTACGTGCGTGGCTGAGCGTACAAACTCCTCGTTGATTACGTCAGCTTCAAGTTCGTGTTCTAGTGTCTCATCATGAGTATCAGTGAAGTCTGAGACATCTAGCGTAATTTCAAAATCGTGTTCACCAAGTTCCTCACCACAGTGCTGGCACATAAGTGTAAAGGTTATAACTCCTTCTATCATTGAGACATCACTGAAGTCTACTTCAGCACTGTAAAATTCACCGTGCAAAACTAAAGTTTCTTTGCAAAAGTGACACTTCATTACGCATTCTCCTATAGTGTAATTCCTTACTAGTTCGCGGGCAGTCCGGCGAAGCCGGTATTAAACAAACAGTACATTTTATCTCAATCATTAAACTCCATTAATTTTAGTTGCATAAAACAGTCAGGACAACGCTTATTGACAGAAGCGTCTGAGCAATAGCAGTCAAATAACTCATGACAATCCGGACATTCGTGAGCATGTGGCAGAAGGATATTAACTTCTTTCATTACTAAACTCCTTCAGTTTTCATAAGGTTAAGTAAGCGTTGAACAGTAGTTATTACGTCATCTTTATGGTTGTACTTTAGAACTAGCTGAAATTCTTTGAGTTTGGATACAAGCTCATCACCTATCTTAGATGAGCCGTGAACGAACCAGTAACAATAATCCTCGAACATTAAGCTGGCATCAGTAGCAGTATCAAATGGACCTTCAGTACCAGAAGCATAATTATAAAAGTACCATTTACCATTCTCTTCGTATATAAGATCAACCATTACTAAATTCCTCCAGTTAAAATTGTTCAGTTAACGCTGAATTTGATTATACTTAATTATAGCAGAGATCAGATCAAATGTCAAGTACTTAATAAAGATTAAGTTATTTCCATACTCTCCATAAAGTGGACATAATTAGAGTAATAATAACTCCTCCAAACACACGCACTTCAGTAAGTACGTGATCTATCTTACGCTCCAAATTATCAAGCTTATGTTCTACGTTAGAAATGCGGTCATTGTAACTAGCTATAGATATAGAAGCTTTGCGAGCTTTCTCTTCGCTAGCACCAGCTTCAATTAAAGCATCATAAACTTCAGCGATCATTAGCTGCATTTAAGTTCTCCTTTGGCCTAAGCAAGATTGTCTCCCTTTGGGCAATGAGAGCTTAATTGCTTTATGGGCTTACTTGTAAAGGGACGCTTCGCTTGGCTCCTACGTCGCCACCCTTGACAAGCGCCCAGTCGCAATTCAGCAAAGAATTGCCCTTCGGGAGAAAATCTTGTCCGGCCTGGAAGCACCGGTAGAACAGCGGTACCCTAAGGGCTACGCGTTGCTCCGCCTATCTGCTTTATAACACCCTCATTGTGAGAAGCATTTTTAGCTGTTACTTTATCATCGTAAGCCATACGTTTACGCACTATTTGTGCCTTCCACATACTAGCCTCTAACAATAGACTCTTTGTGTGGCTTGCATCGGGAGGTATTCTATTAGGGTAGTGGTCCCTCCTGGCTCGTAAGTACGATCCTAATATACGTGCATCTTCGAGGCATTCACACACGTATATTATGGAACTTCCTATGCAACTGGAATCTTCACTGCTCATTATTGAGCATCCACCCAGTTTGGGCATTACGTGAACATAAGCTGGCATATATTGCTCCGGTTATAATCTAACCATAGCACATTAACTGTTGCTTATGGGCCGGTCTTAGCGTGTGCCACACGCAAATTACTCTACTCTATTAATTGACTTCTCACTACTAAACTTATCTCCATAACGCTGCTGTAACTTAGCTAGATTACTCTCAGCTATATCTTCTAGCTCACATCCATAAGCTGTACATGCTTCTGCAATATACCATAGGATATCACCAAGCTCTTCTTGTAACTTAGCTATATTAAGTGAGTGTCCATGGTATAACCATTTCTTGATTAAATCAGCTAACTCTCCAGCCTCTCCATTCAGCCCGAGAACAGCCATCGTAATATGATTACGAAAGTTTTCCTGCGATGGCTTAATCGCACTCGTTTTGCAAGCACATTTCTGGTAGTCATTCAAATTCACTTTTTGCCTCGCATATCTATTCCACTTAGACGTTTCAGCGGTTGACCACCGAATGGTTTATGCTCAATGGTGAATCCAGCTTGCTTCATTATCTTAATTAGATCGCTGGCCCAAAAACGTGTTTGGTTGCCGAAGTCTTGCATACTAGTCATTACAAATGCTGCACCCTCAATGAGTTCTTTAGCACGCTCTGGGCCAAGCTCATCTTGCCTTGCTCGTAGACGAAAGCCTAATGGAGTATTCTTATCTTCAATGAAGGCATTCCATGTAGCTTGACCCTGATAGCCCCAAGCCCACTCGCTGCGATCTACGATATAAATGCCACCTGCTAGATCGAGGTAATCGAATAGGTACTTTGCACCTGAAAGTGCTTCACGCAGCTGTCGTGATTCTATTTGTCTGTCGTTAAACATTAGCTAGTCTCCTTGAGTGTGTATTCCTTGCGAGTCAAATAAATAGCCAAAGAACATGCTTAATCTCCAGACTCAGATTTGCGGCGTAGGTAAGTAGTGTTTTCGTGTACTTTGTATGCCAGGTATAATGATACGAGCATCATTACGGACATTATGCACAGCATTCCAATGGCCACTTTGCCGAAGAATATATTAGTGCTTTGCATCTCTGCGAGTAGAAGTATCGTCTTTTCAAGTGTTGCGGATGAGTCCAAAGTGCAATTCCTTTAGGTAATGGCGTGTAACTTTCCGTGTGACACACGGCCCGCGCTAGTAATTTATTGTTTACTTATGGGCCGGTCGGTTGCCCCCAACCGAACTTACATTTAATTTAGTTGTCCTTATCAGTTATTGAAGTGTTAGCTTAGTCTCCTCTAAGTTGTGTATCTTATAGTATAAGAACGCCCTCTTTAGCCACGCAATTAAAGCAGGCATTTTTTGTTGCTTGAATTTACGCAGTAATGGTGCAGTGTTCATTATTACTCCTCTACAATCAACTTGTACAAGACAAGCAAAGTTTTCAGTAACTATTTGGTAGTCAATTGGTAATTGCGTGTTCATACTCCTTTGGTTAAAGTTTAACCATAGGATTTGGTCTAAGTAGAGATTTGCCGTAGCCACGCAGGCAGCTTATGGAACCGAGCTGGTTGTGTGGTAGGAATTTTCCCTGCTTTTGTGCCGGCCAAGTTTTTCTCCGAAGGAGGTAATCCCAAAGGATTTCGGAGAGAGGGTTCTGTCAAGGGTGCCTCCAGCGCTAGCGCCTTGACAGGTCCCTCTTGTAGAAATACCCTCACTTACCTCCAGAGGAGAATAACTTGCTGGCATTTAAATCAACGTGCTTTATTTTGTTCAAGGAATGCTCTAACATTTGCATCCTTTATTATACTAGCTATTGTTTGCTCGACTTCAATTTGTTCTGCTAATTGCATCTCATGCATTTCCTCCAGTGTTAGTGCTTGCTTAGGCTTGCTTTTTATAAGTGTTAGATTACGCTCTCCTTGTTCAGCTTTAAGTGCACGACTGCACATTTAGGTAGTCCTTTTCACTTAGATTTGCTGTTTAGTATTGAGCGTTACAAATCTATGCTGCGAAGATTTCTTAGTTCTTCACTTAATTTTCTGTCGTCACGATGAATAGCGCTTGTTGCACTATTTAGTAATGCGTTTTGTTTTAGGTAGTGCACATATACGTGATGAATCTCTTCTAAAAATTCATCTAGAGGAATTGCAGATTCCTTTTTGAGTATATCTGCTAGAGATCGTAAGTCTCGTGCTAGCCTTGTGCGTACTAATGCACGTAAATCTAATAGGCGTTCGTCACCGCTGCGTTCCACGTTAGCGTACCTCCTGTAAGCAAAATTGCTGTCGAGGATTTGTACGTATACAAAGCGCTAGCTTTGCTTTGGCTAACGTAGTTGGCAATGCACGAAGGTCCAGCAGCCTTTCGTCATTGCTACGATTATTCACAGCTTATTACCTCCTGAGTAGTATTTTGTAACTAATTTTCTTTTCTGTATTGTTCCAGTAATTGTTGCATCTTTTGGCTAGATAGAGCCCTTTCTGCTACTTCTCGCATTCTTGATGCATCGGCCTCAGACCAATTAGGCTGTCGACCACGTGGTTTAGGTAGCTCTTCAAATTCTTGTGTGTCAGTCTCAGCATCCACGTTCATGTTTTTGAGTGCTGCTGATGCGTACCTATCTGACTCTAGAAATGCTTTGCCATAACTTAGTCTTTTTAATAGGCGTGTTGCTTCTGCTGTATCTGTTATCCTTTCTACTCCTAGCTTCTCTACGAGAAGTTGCTCAAGAGTTTCTATTGCTAAGCGTGTTAATTGACTTATGCTTCTTACGCGATTGTCTCCTTGCTCGAAGAATATAGCTAAGGTTGCCATCTTACATCTATCAACGGTTCCTTGTGCGAGCATATCATTTTTCTTTGTCACTATAGTTCTCCTATCCAGTTATCGTCCATGCTTGATTTATCACGTATAATTTGTGCTAGAATATGGTCAGCTTCCTCAGTGCTTGTTACTGGCTCAAATTTTTCCTGTTTTAGTACGGCTTTTTCTGTCGTATTGACTATAAGTCTTGTCAATTCACTCATACTTCGTGGCGTAATTCCTATTGAGTCGAAATATACAGCTAAATTCGCTAGGCGAATCTTTTCGACTTGTCCTTGCACTACTATTTTCTTACTTCTAATCCCCAGCACAGGATTCTCCTCATTAAAGTTACGCAGTTATGATGTTATGATGTTCAGCCTATGTCCCCCGGTATGCATTTACTTGCTATTTTTCCTAGAGTGCATTTACTTACTATTATACTATTTCTATTAGTACTCTTTTCTCTCTCTCTCTATTATTACTATATATTTTTTATAGTAATAAAAGGAGGAAAAGGAAAGCTAACGCGTAAGTAAAAAAGACTCCTAAATAAGCCTTCTAAATAAGCCTTCTTAAATGCACTATAAGTAAAATATATCCAGGCCCCCATTGTCTGAACATCATAATGTCATTATATCATATGTTTCGTAAGTTGTCAAGCCATTACTCATTCTTTTTATCTATCACTAACACAATCAGTAATAGTCTGTATCAATGAGTGCATCAAAGATGCTATAAGCATGTATTCTTTCCTTGACATTTCAGCAAAACTGTGATATAATTACTGACTGAATGGGTAAGCCAGGCGTAATGAGTGCCATTCTCAACCTGAAGGAATTTACCTTATGCTATTACGTAATATATTTACTAAATATTTTCCCCTCGCCCCGCGCGTAAGTAATATTCACAAGTATACATACTTAAACTGTAATGCATCTAAGTGTTATTACTGTTCGTCTAAGTCTACAGGTATGGATCACGTACTGCCAATTTCGCTTGCAAATCTACTGCCAGACTTTAAGTTTCCAGCTGAATTGCTTCAACTCGTGCCGTGTTGTACTAGGTGTAATTCAATTGCTGGCAATAGATTCTTTACTACGCTCGCTGCAAAGCACAAGTTTATTAATAACCGTATCTATGAACTGAAGGTACGTGCTCATTACGCTGAGGTAATTGATAGGCTGGATAAATTGCTGTCTAGGTAAGCTAAGGAGAATGCTATGCCTACAGGCTATGGATTTAGCTCTCGTGTAACAGGTATTTATACGTACTTAGAATGCAAGGATGATAAATGCTATTATTGTGGGGATGTGTCTGTACTACATGATCACGTGCTTCCATTAGCAGTGTATAAACTAGCTCCAATATTCAAGTGGCCATCTGAGTTACTTAAGCTTGTACCTTGTTGTCACAGCTGTAATGTAATAGCAAGCAATCGAGTCTTTATGAGCCTAAGCGCAAAATGGGACTATATCCAATTGAGGCGATTAAGATAAGTACAAATATACTCGGGCGCGCTGTAAGTAATGCGCTTAACCTTTTTCAGCCGGCTTAATCAGCGGTAACTGTCTAAGTACGTTAGCATATGCTGCGGTTAAAATTCAACCAAAGCAAAATTTTAGACGCAGAAAAGCCAGCGCGTAAGGCGCCGGCTCTTTGTGTACTATATAATTATACTGATTCTATATCCTGGATCAGGCGGCGAATCCATTGCAGTGATACTGCAAGCTTAGCTAAGTGCTTATCTATATCAGGTATAGGTTCCGGTGATTGCTGTTGTGCTTCGCGCAGTTCGTCTTCTTGCTCAACTGTGTCTAGCAACTTATCATATGCAGCCTCGCCTGTTTTCAGTGTCTCACGCAATCTAGGTAACATAAGTTTTATTTGTACGTGATTATCACGTATAGATTGTAGTTTTCGCTCACGGCGCGTTATCATACTTCTACCTCTCAGTTGAATAAATGCTGTAGTATGGCAACTGCAATTTGCGTACTTAATCCAATTGCTAATAGTATATAGCCATTCATGATTAGCTCCTTTACGAAGTTAGTAACGCCACTGTAATTGCTAGTAATACTGTGCCTACGAATGCCAGTAGCTCTGGCCAGTCAATTTTACGCCTCAATTCTTGCTCCCATTATAGAGTTGTTAAGCCGGTACTCATCTCGGCCTGTGTAAGTTAGTTACCTGACAGCACTACTATAATGTTGCTGCTTTCGATAGTTATACAATTGCTGCATAACCACCACTCCGTATTGTCGGACATAACGCACTTTTGTATATCGGCGCCAGTTCCCCAGGTTTCTTTATCTCCTTATAGGATTAGTGCATATTAGAACTGGCACCATGCCAGTAGCCTACACGCCACGTCAAGGCTATACACTTGTGTAGGTGAGGTGGGCTAGTGCTCATCCTAGCCCAGTTTCTTGTTCACCTTATTTTTTTGAGGAGCCTTTACCCTTAGGAGCTGTAGCTGCTTCCAGTTCGGCCTCAGTTAATGCCTCAGGTTTGACAGTTGGATTTGCAGCTATTTTAGCCTGCAGCTTAGCCTGGAGTTTTAAGAACAACTCCATTGCCTTGTCCTCGTCCATCTCAGTTACCTGGTCATCCAGTGTTTTCTGATACTCGCCCTCGCCGTTCACCTTAATGAGTTTGCCTGTAGGCAATTCACCACCGCGAGCCCTTCGCTGTAAGGTCCAGCCAGTAAATTTGCTGGCCTTTTCTACTGCATCTTTGACACTGGTGTAAGTTACCTCAGCCTCATACGGATACTTTGTGCCTTCCTTGTCCGTACCTTTTTCGCTGTCCAGGCTGGAGTTGAACTTAATGGTGATGACTAGATCGGACGCTTGGTACTCTGCCATTGCAGATCTCCTGCGTACTCACCCTATGCACTCGCATGAGCGAGTACGCTATTTGAAAGAACACTTGTGTGCAGCACCCTGCTGCTCACACTTTAATTGTTGCACACCAAACTCAGCTTGTCAAGAGCTATTTTCTGGTGGCCTTGCTGAGAGGCGTTTGCCGCTCACACTAATATTGTTGCATATCGCTATGAGTTTGTCAAATGCTCAATGATTTCAACGACTTATAGCCGTTCATCTGTACACGTGCGCGCGTGTACTTCGGGCGCGCGTGTGCATATGCGCGTACCCGTGCGCGGGGGTATGCAAGCGCGCGGCGCAAGGGACACGTATTCTCCCACTGCTGTAACTTTTATTCGCATTAGTGAGCATTTGCACTCACCTTCATGCCGTAATTATACCACACTTTAGCCTCAATGTCAAGCTTCTTACAAGGCAGATGCTGCCAAGAATAACTTATTCCATCAATCGTATTACTAAGTAACAAATGTACATAAGAACTTTTAATATGGTAAAATGGATTTGCGTGTTAAATAGAGTAAAATTTGATGCGAACCGCTTGACATTTGCCCTCAAAACTGATATAATTTGAGTATGATGATTGAAGCATATTTGATGCAAAACGTTTGCGAGATACTATGGCCGAACCTACAAGCTGGTGGCAATGGCTTCTACTTTATCCAACATTCCTTGCAGCTTTAGGTGGCAGTATACCTACAGTATGGAACGAAGTTAAGGCCTGGCGTTTAGGAGTACATTCATCCAAGCTTCAGCAAGCAGCCGAGCAGCAAAAGCTGTGGACCAAAAACTTATCCTGCTTAGGAACTAAGCCGGCTTACGTAATAGAAATAGACGCAGGAGTTGAAGTAGGAGTTACACTATGTACATCAGGTGATGTTTTACTGCGTTATCAGCTCTCTAACGACTCCGTCTCATATACGTGGATAAAATATCCCGATCATAAGCCAGTAATTGAACAACAGCACTCTGAACATGGCGATCAAATTAAGGTGGCAACACGAATAGCATTTGGACGAACACTTTGCATCACACTACAAAGCAGCCTAGTACTATGGATACTAATGGACCGCGAGACTCCACCAACGTGCCGAGTGGAGTACATAACAGCCTATGATGGACAGCTGTTAGAAACACGTGGTTCAACTTGCACCAAATGCTAGCACGAGGAGTATATACTTATGGATGACTCAACAGACAACAAGCACTCAGGTGATTCTCACCTGGAAAACTTAACTGATAACAAATACTTGTATGACAAACGTTTTGTTGAGAAGCGCAATTACGAAGTTAAGGCACTCTGGGAGAATCACCACAGCATGTTACGTATGCTAGCACTAGGCCATTCCAATGCTGACATTGCAGAAGCTCATGGTGTTACTCCGCAAACAGTCTCTAACTTACGCAACTCTCCCGTTGCTAAAACGAAACTGCTTTCATTGCGCCAGACTCTTGATAGCGAAGCGATTGATATTGGTGCTCGCATTAACGAGTTTGCACCACTGGCACTCAAGCTACTTGAAGATGTCATTAGCGGTGAAGTTGAGGCGCCTATTGCTATTCGTGCTAAGTATGCAAGTGTTCACTTAGGTCGCGCTGGCTTTGGCGAGGTCAAAAAAATCGCCTCAGTTAACACTCACTTGACACGCGATGATATTGAAGCAATAAAACTACGTGCACTAGCTTCTGCAAGTGAAGCAGGTTTGATAGTAGAAGACTAATTGCTGTGTCAATTTTCTAACCATAGGAGGCTTAATTACTGTGGACCCAGAAGTAGTTAAAGAGCTAGAGCCGTTAAGCTATTTTTTGGTGCGTGGTTAGGTGACGGTTACTTAGCTTATTCTCCACGCAATCCAAAACGTCTTGAGGTTGGATTAGGATGCCAAGATGAAGAAATAGTTGCTTACGCATATTCGACAGTAAAAAACTATTTTTCTGATTTGTGTTTTCCTTACATGCGACAGGATGCTTCAGGTAACTCCAAACGACCAGTGCATAGAATTGCTTGGCTTGATGCTGATTTTTTTGAACTTATGTATTATGCAACTAACGACAAAGGTAAGCTGCCTGACTATATATGGGAAGCTTCTTACGAAGCACGACTAGAGATGTTAGCGGGTTTAATGGATACTGATGGATCAGTTATACTAATTAAGAATTTTGTCAACCCTACATACATGCTGTCTTATGGAGGAGTTAAACCATTCGTGCAATACGTGCCTGCATTATTTGACCGTTGTAATATACGTGTTGGTAAAGTATCTACCGACAGAGGTAGGAAGGCGCATTACCAACCGTATACGCGATTCTCTCCTTCTATTGGGAGTGCAGTTAAGCGTGGATTCTACTTTAGATGTTCTCGTAAGATGGAAAGAATTCGTGAGTACGTTCGATTACATACGGATTTAAAAGTATATAATCCCCCTAATATTGGATTAGCTTAATATGCCTCTGAAACTTCCTACCGAACTACAAGATGTATTAGCTGCTTGTTACACTAATACAGGTGTATTCTGCAAAACTCTCTTACCTGAAGCTTTTTCTACTCCGTGGTCTGTTTTGCACCGTGATATAATATCAGCTCTTGATACTAAGCATCAAAAAATATGCTTTGCTGCTCCTCGTGGCTTAGGTAAGACCTCAATTGCTCGTGCTTTCGCACAAAAAGCAATTCTTTTTCGCGACTATCAATTCATACTTTATGTTTCTAACTCAGAAACAGTAGCTACAATGCAATCCGAAAATATCAAACGTGAATTAATGACTAATCAATATATTAAGAAGGTATTTGGCAGCGTTCAAATAAACTACGATGATCCCGAAATAGATGAGGCTTTTAGTAAACAGTCATGGGTAGCATTCGGTAATACATTAGTGATGCCGAGAGGTGCTGGACAGCAAATACGTGGATTGATTTACCGTAATACGCGACCTCAATTAATTATAGTAGATGATTTAGAGAAGAAAGAGGAACTTGATAACCCAGATAACCGATTCAAGCTAAAACAATGGTTTTATTCTGATCTTATGCGTTGCGTAGATCGTTATTCAGATAAATGGAAGATAGTTTATTTCGACACTTTAAAGCACTACGATTCACTCTTGCAGGAACTACTTAAATCGGAGGATTGGTACTCGCAACGATTAGACATTTGCGACGACAATTTTAATTCACTTGTACCTCATCTTATATCTACAGAAGAGCTAAAGCGCGAGGCAGAAATCCACCGTGCTAAGGGTATCTTAGATGTTTTCTATATGGAACTAAGAAATTTACCGATAGCAACTGAAGATGCTTCTTTTAGACAGGAGTACTTTAAATATTACGAAGAGACAGAGCTAGACAAGAAAAATCTAGAGAATTATATAGTGATTGATCCTGCTAAAACTGCTAATATGCATAGCGCTGATTCTGCAATAGTTGGAATTGGAGTAGATTTTGCGACATCTGCCATTTATATACGAGATATAGTTTCAGGAAAATTCTTTCCTAATGAATTGTACGATGAAATGTTCGCGATGCGTAAACGGCTTAATGCATTCCGCGTTGGTATTGAGGTTACAGGTCTCGAAGAATTTATTAAGCAGCCTATTCAGAACGAGATGCTACGTCGTGGACCAGCGGATTCATTTGAACCTATTTGGCTACGTGCTAGAGGAGGCTCACCAGATGGCGAAAAAGGGAAGATAAAACGAATAGGCTCATTGTCTCCTTATTATCGTAACGGATACATCTATCATAATAAGAACAATTGTGCCAAGCTAGAAGCACAACTACTTTCTTTTCCTCGCAGTGGACTCGTAGATGTTGCTGATGCTACTGCTTATATTATAGAGCTTTTGGAGCTTGGTGGTCGTTACTTCGATGTTCCTGATGGAACTGACGTACCAACTAGCGAGGATGAATACGCTGAATTAGAGTACGAACTTCCACTTAACTTTAAAGGGCGTATTTAATGGCTGTAAAGAAAGTATGGTTAGGTTCTACTGGACCATTTCTCTTTGATGACGCAGTACTTTACATAGATGAGGAAGGAGTAATTGCTCCAGATAATCAGCAAGCTATTGCCACTAATGGGCAGATAGTAGTTCAAAGTGCTCCTAGTTCTCCTGTTCACGTAGTTAGAAAACAAGACCTGGATGATGCAATAGGAGATATAAGTGGACTTACTACACGAGTAACTACCTTAGAAGCTCAAATGGCTGCATTAACTCCGCGTGTCACTACGGTTGAGAATAAGTTTGTTTTTGGTACTTTTGATGTAGGAGTATCTGGATTCTTCGATACAGTTTACACCCGCACTATAACTTATGTTAAAGTAGATAGATTAGTAATGCTGACACTGCCACTTATAAGTGGTAATAGTACTATGGATTTTATTGCACTATCTTTTGTTCCAGCATTTTTGTCTCCTGCTATAGTTGGACTACAGTACCCAGTTATAGTGCATGATGCTACTAATGGATTCGACTGGGCAGCAGCTGGTTTTGTAGCTTCTGGAGGTGGCGCGCACAGATTAGATATTAGATTATTCGTTGGAGCTGCTGGATTTCCTTTAGGAGTGACTAAAACTCTGTACGAACAGATGATAGTATACGCAATTTAGAAAGTAGCTAATCATGCCGTACACAATAACTAATCCAAATGAGCTTACAGATAATGGTACGAATGACTACGGCTACGTGTATCCGAATAATATGGACCTTAAGCCTGGCTCAGCATTGCATCAGCTCATATTGGGTAAACTTAACAATTACGCTAGGGACTCATCTTCTATTATCAAAAAGCGTCATTCAGCCTGGCAAGAAATTGACTCAAAACTGCAAGCGTATATTCCAATTAGCGGCAAGGAACGTGCAGTTCTTGACGACGATCCACGCAAGCCGGTTTCAATAGTATTTCCTTACACCTATGCAATAATGGAGACACTAATTGCGTATTTAGTTGCTGCATTCACACCAGAACCAGTATTCCGCTACGAAGGTGTAGGCCCAGAAGATGCAGCTGGTGCCACGCTCATGGAAAAAGTAATTAATTTACACTGCCAGAAAACAAAGGTAATACTTAACTTACATACACTCTTCCGTGACGTAAGTGCATATGGCCTCGGCGTTACTGCACCTCAATGGCTAGTACGTCGTGGCAAGAAGGTGCGCATGCGTACTGAAGGTTCCTACAATATGCAAGGCCAGTGGATTGAAAGTGGCACATCAAAGGTAATAGAAAATACTATTTTATTTGAAGGAAATGCCTTAGAGAATATCGATCCTTATTGCTACTTACCTGATCCTAACGTTGCACTTCATGATGTACAGCGTGGTCAATACGTAGGTTGGGTAGACAGAGATAACTTGATGAATTTGCTTAGTGATGAGGAAGTAGATGGAGACTTATTTAATGTGCAGTATTTACGACGTGCTACTAATAAGTCAACTAGTCTCTTTGGCACTAACAATTACCCCAGACCTTCACGCAGCGATGTTTTGTTGAGCAATTCAATATCTAATGTCTCATCCGATCCAGTTGACTTGCTTCACATGTACGTTAACTTAATACCGTCACAATGGAAGCTTGGGACAAATGAGTATCCACAGAAGTGGATGTTTACTGTAGGTGCAGACGCGGTTATTATACGTGCAAAGCAACTTAATCTGATACACGATATGTATCCCGTAACTGTTGCCGTGCCTGACTTTGACGGCTATTCACCCGTGAGTTATTCACGAATTGAGATACTTAGTGGAATGCAGAAGACGATTGACTGGATGTTCAACTCACACGTAGCAAATGTGAGAAAGGCAATTAACGACGTGCTTGTAGTGGATCCATACCTAATTAATGTTGCTGATATTTCTGAGGGCACTCCAGGTGGCATTGTACGCTTACGTCGCCCTGCATGGGGTAGAGGAGTTGAGAACTCATTCAAACAGCTTACTATCACTGATATCACCCGCAACAATGTAACGGATGTAACATTCCTAATCGAGTTCATGCGGCAAATTGCAGGCACAGATTCTCCTGTAATGGGTAACTTACGTCAGGGCGGCCCTGAACGCTTAACTGCACAAGAATTCAAAAGTACTAACGTCGGTGCCGTCAATCGACTAGAGCGTATTGCCAAAATAGTAGGTATTCAATGTCTTCAGGACGTTGGCTCAATGTTTGCTTATCACACGCAGCAATTCATGGACGAACCAACTTACGTAAAAACAACAGGACAATGGCCCACTGCAGTCAGTGAAGCTTATAATATTCAAGAAGGTAATAGGGTGCTTGTTAAGCCAAGTGATATACTTGTTGCTTATGATTTGCTGGTTCGTGATGGCAGCATTCCAGGTGGCAACTATAACGATACGTGGGTTCAACTCTTCCAAATGATTAGCCAGAATCCTGTGCTTATGCAAACATTCGATATTACAAAGATCTTCAAGTTAATAGCACAAAACTCTGGTGCCAAAAACGTCGATGCCTTTGAGCTAGATAAAGCTGCTGCCAAGATGCAGCCAGCAACAATGCCTGATGAGCAAATACAGCAGCAAGTAGAAGCTGGCAATCTAGGCCCATTCGATGTAGCAATGAACAGTGCGCCTACAAATGGAGCTGTAGCATGAGTGAGTTACGCAGCAACATTACGGAGATGCGCCAGTTTATGTATTCTAATGTGTGGCGCGACATAACCAATGAGATGCAAGCCTGGCTCGAGGATATACGCACTCAACTTGAGCAGGCACAAGACTTGGATGTTCTGCGTAGGCTACAAGGCAATGCCGAAGCTGTTAATCGCTTTCTAGAGCTTCCGAACTCATTAATTGAAGTGCATGAGATTGAAGCTAATGCAGCTGAGCTAAGGAATAGAAGCGAGTAATGCGGCACGGCGTGCCTCAAACCTCCCGCGCGTAAGTAACACATAATTCACTTTGGTTGAATTTTAACCAAAGCAATGGAGTTGTACTATGATCCCAAAACGCTACGCCGCGCAGAATAGCGCGCCACTGATCCTGTTCCAGTACACACTCTTACTCCCAGGCCGGTCAAGTTTTTCCCCAAGGGGCGCTCTTAAGGGAATGCGAGTGGAGCGCTTGTCAAGGGTGGCGACGTAGGAGCCAAGCGAAGCGTCCCTTTACAAGTAAGCGACATGAGTGTTACCTTCTCAAGCCCCTGCAGGGAAATAACTTGCTTAGGCTAATTACTGAGGATAAATAAGGTGGCAGATATAGACTTTTCTATACTCGACATGCCAGACAGCGAATCAACAGAAAGTGCTCCTACTACGACTGAGGATGCAGTTGCTGATGTAACTACGAACACACCTGATAACGGTAGTGTCGATAGAAACTCTACAACTCTCTCACAGCCATCAGCTCGTAGTAGGAGTGCTGAAAATGATACTTCTGATTACACCGAACGTGAAAGGCAATTATTATCGCGCATCGAAGAGCTCAGTGGTAAGCAAACTGGTGGTGTAACAGACACTCAAGATGAAATTACTTCATTTAGTCCGCAAGACCATAACTTTCTTGATGGGCTGGATTTAGATGAAGTATTATCAACCAGCGAAGGATTAAATGCTTTGCTTCTCGCCGTGTACAATAAAGCACTGCAAGAATCCTCTCGCCTGTCAGCTGAAAATGTTATGCGTGGTTTGCCTTCTACTATGTCCTCGTACTTCAATCAACAACTTACCATGCGCGAGATTGTGACCAATTTCTACTCTGATAATCCTGATTTAGCAGGCATGAAAAAGACTGTTGCAATGGTAGCTAACGAAGTTGCCAACGAAAATCCCGAACTTACTGCTGAGCAAGTATTTGAGGAGACTGGCAAGCGGGCACGTAAACTATTGGGAATTTCGGACATTCCGCCTAAATCTACAACTGTTAATGGACGCGATAGGCCAACACTACATTCAACTCGTAGTAATGGAGCACGGCAGCGTGTTACTGTTCCTGAGCTAGATGGACTAGCTAAGGAAATTCACGATCTGATTACCTAAGGAATAAGCTGATGTCAGAATTACTGTATTTATCGCGGTATGATCGTAACTGTTTAGATAAGCTGCTGGGGACAAGCACTGAAGCTCGCTTGAAAGCAGCTAATCATGTATTCGTGCTTACTGATGGCACTGAATATGATCCAGGTCCGACACAAGATGCATCATTGCGCTTGTTAATTGAGGAGGAACCACCAGAAGGTCCATAGCTATTAGACTTTTGGGTAAATTTATAGTAACTAAAGGAGAGTAAAAATGGTTGCTTTTATGGGAATGAGGGGCACCGGGGACTGGGCAACTGACGAACGTCCTAAGTCTTGGCGGGAAGGAATACTATACTTATATCCAAACGGATCGGCTCCGCTTACAGGATTGCTCTCTAAAATGAAGGAGGAAGTTGTAACTGATCCCGAATTCAGTTGGTGGACGAAGCTCTTACCTGCTCAAGGTGGCACAGTTACTGATTTGTACCTAGATTCAGGATTCGTAGGGCCATACGTATCAGGTGGAGTTACTGGTAATACACTCTACGCGCGTGTAGCAGAAGCAATCGCTAGCGAATTTCGTGTCGGACACCAAGCACTACTGCGCGTTAGCACCAATCTGAACGTTGATGTGAACGCAAAGGTGATAGGAGTAACCAAAGCTGGTGCCAGTTCTTACATTACTGTGCGCTTACTTGAGAATGACGACAATGGAGGCGCTACGTCACTCGGAAGCTGCGATACCATACTCATTATTGGTAACATCAATCCTGAAGGTGCACCAATTCCGGATGCGATTGCCTACAATCCAGATAAGTGGTCCAACTTTACGCAAATCTTTCGTACGCCGCTTGATATTACTCGCACTGCACGCAAAACAAAATTGCGTACTGAAGATGCGTACAAAGAAGTGAAGCGTGAATCCCTTGAGCTTCATTCTATCGAAATGGAGAAAGCATTCTTCTGGGGTATTCGCACCGAGAATGTAGGTACCAACGGCAAGCCTGAACGCACTACTATGGGCTTGATTCAGGCAATAAAAACTGGCGCTCCTAGTAATGTTTTCAACTATGCGGCTGATCCGAATTATGCTGGTGATATCTGGACAGCTGGAGGCGAAGAGTGGCTAGATACCGTACTTGAAGTTATCTTCAGGTATGGAGGTACTGACAAGCTAGCGTTTGCCGGCAGTGGTGCAATCCTTGGTCTTAATCGCCTTGCCAAAATGAGTGGTCAAGTTAACATCACACCGATGACTACTTCATATGGCTTAAAGGTAATGCAGTGGGTAACTCCCTTCGGTGTAATTAACTTAATGACGCATCCGCTGTTTAGCTATGAGCTTACTACCCGTAATGCGTTGGTTATATTAGAGCCGCAAATGCTCAGCTATCGCTACATTGATGATACTACCTTCATGAGTATGGATGCAGATAAGGTAAGTCCATCGCACGAACGCATTGACGGAACGAAAGAAGAGTGGCTTAGCGAGTGTGGACTTGAGTATCATCATCCACTCAAGTTTGGTTATCTGATGAATGTAGGCAAAGATAATACTTTACCATAACTGCTTTGGTTAAACTTTAACCGGAGCAATTGGAGTTACGTTATGTCTTTGCTAGAAGTTCGCAAGAACTTTATACAGTTCAGTGGTCGCTATGATCTTATCGTAGATCGTATTGCGTATGCTGATAAGGGAGCGAACTTCTTTATTCGTGCAGGGCAAGATTACTTAGATCGCTTAGTAGAAATCAGCACGGCTGGCGCTCGTTACTTCATTGACGTGCAGCCTAACTCGTGGTATGTGCTGGTACCACGATCGCGTGTAATAGAAGCGGTAACACTAAGTAATACTGAGGGTAATAAATGGAACTTATCTAGAGTGGATTTAGCGTACTGCAAATATTGCTATATAAAAGATCCGTTACAACGCAGTGGTGGGCCATCACGACAATATGCAATAGGTATATTGAGAACAGTACCTGAAGTTGCTGGAACAATTACTATTAGCAAGTTCGGACCTACTACGTATACAACTACAGGAGAATCATTCCTATATACTGGCGTACTATTTACTTCACCTGCTGATCAGGTTTACTCCGCGGAAGTAATAGGTAAATTCTATGAACCGTACTTGGCGTTAGACAGTGATGTCAATCGCTGGACTGAAGTATATCCGTTCGTGCTGGCGATGGCAGCATGCAGAGCACTAGAAATTTCCTACAGGAATACTGCTGGCGTAAAGGACTGGGAATATGCTATAGAAGCTGAGTTGCATGGAGTTGAACTTGACACTGCTGATCAGGAGTCAAACTTTATACGTGAGATGAGAGGTTAGTTTATGGCAGCAATACAATTCGTAACTGGCCGCTCAAATACCGAGAAGTTTGACGCAGTTGAAAAAGCGCTGCGTTCATTCTCGCGCCGTCTCTTCAAAACAACCGTTCTAATGACTCCTCCAGTTCCACTGTTCAGTGACGGCATTGATCCAGACGGTACTTTATTTCGTAGATTAATTCCTTTTAAAGGTCGCATTGATAGAGTAGCAATATTTGTTGGTAAGTATATAACTCGTCCTGTAGTTATCGATCTACAGCTCATGGACGCAGTTGGTGGATCTACTATAACATTCCCGCTTGTAGGAATGATTACTGTTAAAGAAGTGAATATGCCAATAAGTCAGCCTTGCATACTACAAGCAAAAGCACTTCCTGCTGACTCTATTCAAGAAGTTATGTTTGCAGCACTCACTTTTCCAGAGAGTGATCGTATTGCTAAGGAACATTACGTAATTGACGCACTGCTACAAAACTTCGAGTCAAATGAGCTTATAGAGACAACACCGTCCGAGGAAGCACTAAGTGAGTGAAACAAACACTTTCAATCCAATAACTGATGGCTCCAAGCCTGAACCAAAGAAGAAATCACCACGCGTTTCTGGTAATACTGCCAAAGACTCCGGCGGTTCCAAGCGTAATGGCGGTGACTTTCTTGAGAAGAAAGCACGTAAGTTTGGTATTATACCTTCAAATGGAGGCTAAATATGGAGCACGAAACTTCTACAAGTGTTTTGCTGAAAGATTTGCAAGCTGCGAAAGCTCCTAGTTTTATGATCCGCAAGGCTAAAGACGGGCAATATAACGATTATTTGTCAGATTCTGCTAGTCCTATATTGGATTTAGTAAGAGATGCCGCAACTTATAATCTGCGAGATATAATAGAACACGCAAAAGCGGGCAAATACGACGGAACTAAAGAGGAAAGCGTTGAGTGGTTTGAACGAGAAGGTAAACATTTACTTCGTTAATTCGCTGCGGTTAGAATTTAACCGAAGGAATTTTCTTGTGTGGAGAATTGTAAGTTGCAAGAATACGGCGTCCTTTTCTTAAAAGGTTTACTTAAAGGTTTGCGTCCATTCAAAGCCGGACCTTTAAGTGAGCCTATGCTTTACGAGTGTTGGAACTTAATGCCAACAGAAACAGGACTCGTTGGACACGATACTCTTTTACCTATTGGCATTCCTGCAGTTGGATTTGAGTACTTAGGAATATACGATCAAAATCAGGTTTTGTGGTACTGGTCAATTCACTATAATGGAAATCTAGAGATTTGGAATAGAATTCCTACACACCTAATTTATGAGGTAAAGAATATTACTCCTATTATTACCCCGTGGTGGTGGCCACTAGAAGATCAATTAGGTACGCTTTGGTACTTATATCCTAATATAGTAACTGGCCAGCCTATACTCTCAACAGCTCAACCAACTAACGGAGAATCAACGCTTACTTCGGACTTTAAGGTTCGTACTATTTTCTTTGAGTACTGGCAACTCCTTGTAGATAGCATATTACCAACGTACTATTCACAAGTATGGATACCAAGTGTATGATACCGGCACTTACGTTAATCGAAGATCAAATATCCTTCTATAATGTGCGGCGTAGTGGAACGGGCTACAATTCCGCAACCTTATTAAGTGCTATTTCTGACTTGGGTAATACTGAGTGTGTAGCATACTTACCGAAAGGTATGGAAGATGAAGTAACAATATGGACTATTGATCAGAACGTAACATTTCCAGAGAATATAAGTGTGCTTATACCTTGTGGTGTTATGCTTAATGTACTTGCTGGTATTATTATTACTTTTGAAGGGCCGTGCTTTAATCAGTGCCCGAATTGGCATACTAGCACGGGGCAAATTAATCTTAATTCAAAGACTGCAATAAATAGCCAGAGTTACAAGGATTTCTTTAATGCTTTTATAGTTGCTGGTGGCACACACGGCTTATCTCCTACTTGTTATAGTCCCAACTTTTTTACTGAGGCATATGTAGCAAATGGCGAGTATATTCGTGAGGACTTTTTTTCTATACGTTATGGTGATTTAGGAGCAAATTGCTTAAATGATGTAGTGTGGGTGGTGATATCTAATCATGATGCTAGCACTATACCAGGAACTAATTTTATTCGTGTGCCTAATACTCATTATTACATAGATTTTACTTCTACTACTATACCCGCGCTTCCAAGTGATAGTGCTTTTCTTATGGAAGTTTATTTACAAGACGATCAGATAACAAGAGTAAATGATTTGCGTGCATTTGATGCAGCACAAGGATTATTAGAAAGAATTGATCCTGCTACGTGGATTCCGGAATTGTATCCTGGATCATTTACTTACTTAGGAAGATCTGGTACATACTTACGTTATGGAAAGCTCTTATATGTATCTGGCAGTGTAACTCTTTCTGGTGCGGCTGATTTAACTGGCGATCCACTAGTAATACGCAACTTACCATTTTCTGATTATATAGCAAGTATTGGAGGTTTTACTTTTCATCTATCGCGTTCTATACGACCAGGAGCTGGATTAGGAGTATATACTGGAATAATTTACCCAGGATCAAAGGAGATAAATATAGTAGAAAACATTGCCGGCGGACTCAGCGGATTTATTTTATCTAATAGAATGCTGCCAAATACAGATCTTTATTTTACTGGTACATATATAGTAAACATTTAGACTTATGAGATTACGCTTATGCCAGATATTACTATTTGGCCACGACCACTTCTAGTAAATAGTCAATACCGGTTATTCTCTATTGTATTGCAGCCTAATGGTGGAGCATATTTGCTTGAGCTATATTTCATTAACGGTTCATGGACACAGCGTACAGTTGGGCTTGTAGGCGTCAGTAACCGCATTACTCAAGTTGATATTGCTGATTTTGGTGAGTTTTATGTAGTAGCAGGATTAGATGTAGGTGGTGTTGCTTACTGCTTTACACAGCAGGCAACATCAGTTACTTCTGCAAGCTTAATGAACGCAATAACAAATCCGCGTTTTGGTACGTGCTGCAATTTTCGCGGACAATTTCTTGCAGGAAATATTCAAACGGATACTCCAGACTCTGTTTGGGCTGAGTATGGTAGTGCTGGAATTATTTGGAGTGAAATAGGTAACTTTGAGCTTAGTCCTTCTATTGATCGTACGGCTGGATTTAAGCAAGAACAATTTCCTTTTAATACAGGCATAAAACCCGTAATTTATACAATGCTGCCGACACTGGAAGGTATAGTAGTTTACTCAAATTCAGGTGTAGTTTTACTCAAGCCCACACTTGTTGGTAACACCTTTGCTTATTCTGCTCAAAATCGCGAGGGTATTGGTGTAGCTTCTGGTAGACACGTTGCTGGTGACTTGTATATTCAAGGATATGTGAACTTAGATAGAGAGTTCTATATTGTAGAAGCTAGTGGGCAGCAAACTAAGCGTGGTTATAAGGAAATTCTAACACGAATGTTTGAGCAGGACCCGCGTATAATAGTAAGTTATTTACCTAAAGATTACCGCTTTTATGTAAGCAACTCAGTTGAATGCCTTATAATTAATAAGTATGGTGCGTATCAGTGTCATCAGAAAGTAGCTGGTGCTGCTGTAGCTCCTAATGGCGTGCTTTATGGAAGCTTTATGGATGACTTGGATTTAGAAGCGCGCATAACTAGTGATAGTATGGACTTTGGTTCACGCGGAATTAAGCACGTAGAAAGCATGCTAGTAGGACTCGATCATCATGAGCTTACAGAGTCATTCGCGTCTGTTGACTGGCGTATGTCAGCGAACGAACCATTTACTGACTTTGAGTGGATTACATTAGGGATTAATGGCGAAGCTGGAATTCATGTAGGTGCTCGTGAATTTAGGATAAAGATGAAGATAAGCAATTACGTAGATTCACGAGTAGATTATTTAACGCCAAACATAAAGTATAGCGATCAACGCTTCAAGCGTGGCATCTCTCCAACTCAAGCTAATCGAGGAGTTGAGGGATGAGTATAGAACTAACCAAGCTTACACCAGAGCAAGTTATGGAATACTGGCCCCAAATACGCGAGTGTATTGAGGTAAGTTTGCCGCCACTTGTTCGTGCGGATGCAGAAAGTATTTTAAGAGTGCAAGAAAGTTTACTTCTTGGCCGGCTCGAGTGTTGGGTTGCTAGTGAAACACGCGACTTAACAAAAACGTTAGGTATAGCAACTACGTGCTTTGTAACTGATGAAATTAGCTTAACCAAAAACCTGCTTATTTATACTGCAACTACAATTGCACCGCACAGTCAAGACCTTTGGTCAGTATCGTATGGAGTATTAGCTAGATATGCACGTAGCCGCAACTGCAAGAATATCATTGCGTACTCAGAACAGCCGGAGGTCATTAATTTAGTAGAGAGAATAGGTGGAACTAGTAACTGGCGAATACTGTACTTTGAACTAGGGAAGTAAGCTCCTAGATGTAGATAATGAAAGCTCAAATGGCCTGGCGTCATATGATAGCTGAAAGTAAGAAAGGACATAATAAATGAGTGGAGGTGGAGGAGGCAGCAGTGGCCAAGTAAGTTATCCAGCTTATTTAGAAGAGTTTCATAAGAATCTTCTAAATCATGCTGGCGGTTCTGTAATTACGCGCTCATTTGCAGACGCAATAAATAGTGCTAATGAAAATAGTCCATTTGACGGCGAGAATGCGTATGATCCACAGGATCAA